TGTCTGCATGTAGATCTTTGGCTTCCTGCATGGTGATCACTAGATCTCGTTTGCCTTTGTGCTCGTTGGATCTAATACGTTCAATAAATTTAGCGATGTGTAGACTCACGTGCTTGATCCTTGGTATAAAACGGACCCTGGTAAGGGTAGCGATCTAGTATGATCTTTTTTGGACACAGCATTGGTTGCCAATGTCCGGCTTGATTAATCACGTACCAGCCTGCTGCATACCAACTTTTACTGTTACTCTGCTTGGTAAACATAGGAATCTTTCTACGTACATCAATCACTGGATTGTGCGCACGACCTTCAGTTGGGTAACCGTTAACATGATTCTGTGGTTGTCGGCTCTTGGTAGGCGGCACTGGTTCGAAGTCTATGCCAATTTTTTCTTTGGCCGATCTCAGTGTGCGAAAACTGTTTACAGTGCCATTGAGATTGACCTTGAATCCTTTGCCTTCCGCTTCAACTGTACCAACCTTGCCAGATTCCGATCGCAAAATCCAAAACTTATTTTTTACCACGCTCTTAGCTAATACCATCTAACACTCCTTGATAGTTACTGTTCAGCCAGCGACCATACTGCTCGGCCTGCTCGCTGATTTTGACCAAATTATGACGGCCACAAAACTTCATGAATCGTGTGCCAACCTGACCTATATCTTTGTGTGATATCTGACTGCGTATGGCATGATCAACTTCGGCTTTGACTGTGTCTGGCTGCGCATTTAGATCTATCAGCAGTTGATTGCGTCGATAATCATCTAGAACTCTGTGCTCAACACCGTTGTGATCAGTCCATTTTTGCAGCATTAAATTGTTCCATGCGTAGCCACGACTACGACGATCTTGAAATGCTTCTGTGAGTCCCACTTTATTTTTAGTACCTTTTACTCGCACTCCTGGATAAGCTGAAAATATGTTATCGCTGACATCGCCGCGCATGCATTTTTCAAACAACAACCATTCTGGGTCAGGCACAGTTTTTGGCTCTTTGGTTTTCTTGTCAATTACCGGCTTGTCTTTGGCATCAAATATGCCGCGTATGGTTATTAATTCGTCGGTTATACCGTTGTACTGATTGACATTTTCTGAAATCAACTGCACAAAGTCAGTGTCACTGCTGACAATGGTATGTGTGTCTTGTGGATGCAGAGCAATCCAACGAGCTATGATATCATCAGCTTCGGCATTTTCATGCCTGATTACCGAACAGTTGGTGCCCTGTGCTAGAAACTGTGTGAACTGATCATAAGTTTCCCAAAATATACGATCTTCTTCTTGTTCGGCTTCGGTCAATGCAGCACGAGCCGCTGCCCGATTCTTTTTGTAAGGCTCATATATGTCCTTGCGCCAACTGCGTCCTTCCAGTGCGAATACCACATGATCCGCATTGAATCTACGTGCAACTTTGTTAACAGCAGCCAAAGTAATGTGCAGTGCGTAGCCAACCTTTTCGTCAAGATCCGCAGCACGAAAAGCCACATGTCTAGCACGGAAAAACATATTGGCAGTATCTATAAGGACGTAGTTCATTTTGGTAATAGATTGTTAGAGTTCAAGTAGTGTAACACATAATCAGCCCAAAAGCAATGGGCATCCTTGCCAAAATGCCAACTATTCGGATTTACCGTTTCAAACTTGTGCTTGCGTAGTATACGGTCCATGGTCCTGTCCGGATTGTAGGGATCTAGATAACAAGCTCCCCAATTGGCTGTGCGATCATCTATGTTTCTAAAATGACTGTTGCAGTTGAAAAACAAATGACTGATACCTCTTGACTTTAACCAATTATGCATCGTGATCACTTCAGCATAGGCCTTGTTCATGGACCTACGCCAGTTAATAGTGCCGATAAAGTTTCGATACCTATCATGTAAATGAGTTGGTAGATAGTCTAGACCAGATGCCCCTATTTGCCAATACTGACCATCATCGTCGAGAATTTCTGAACGTTCCCAGGTACTCCATCCTATAATGATCAGTGTGTCACGAAAATAACCACGACGTTGTCTAATAAACTCCAAGGTCGTGCGTACGATTCTGCGATTGCTACTACCACTTTCGGCATCACAGACTAACTCGGCACCTAATTGATTGGCCAACTGTTGACCCCAACTGACCGCTAGGTTATCCGGATGCGGTCGACGACCTAGATGACGATAGTTTGGATCATCTTCTGCGAAGGCAAATGTGTTAGCAGCTTCGGCTCCAGCAGCGTGACTGTCACCATTGACATACAGTATCATGCTTTATAGACAGGATTGGGAACAGTAAGTTCAAACATGTGTATTTGAACACCTGCGTTTTCCTCTTTTAGTAATTCAAGAGTCCTTTGATGTTCTGCATCTATTTTGTGTAGGAAAAATCCATATCCCATACAATTAGTGGCATTATAGGCACCACCGATGTAATTCAAAGTTGCACCAGACTGTTTGACCAGAGTATAAACAGTGACAGTTTTTGGTAAGGGAATAGGATCCATTATCTACTGTAGCGTTTGTCTAATACCTGGGCAAAGGTGAATTCTTCAATGGGCAACACAGGATCCTTTTCACGATCGGGTTCGTTTTTCAGTACACGCATGCTTTCGGCTGCTGCCACTCTGCGTCGCAGACTGCTTGAACTAAAACTATGGTCGCGCGAGTTAAACACCAGTTCAATGCCGCGGCTATAACATTCCGCATCACCAGAAAATGTTTTTTCCTTGTATTCCACACCCAGTATTCTTACATCAACGGGCAAAATCAGCAACAGGTCTACTAGATCCTGTTCAGTTTGATAAACCACAACTTCGTCTACATACCTACAAGCTGACAACTGTATCTGACGTTCTACTATACTCTGTACTGGTTTATTTTTTGTGTCCGGACGATCTATAGTAGGATCGGTTTGTAATCCGGCTATTAGATAATCACAGTAATTCTTTGCTTGGCTGAGCATGGCTATGTGTCCAGCATGCAGCATGTCAAAGGTGCTGAATGTGATGCCAATTTTTTTGCCGGCTCGTTTGAGCTCTTTAATATGATTGAATATCATCAGCTGACCTCTCTGCGTCCATCTCCAAGGTTGCGACTGTAAACATAGCGACTGGGATTCATAGCTTGCTCTTGCTCCCAGGTTTCCATGACCACATGTCTACACACATTCTGAAACCAGCGATCCACAATGTCTGCATCGCTGTCATCGGGCTTCATCATATAGCCAGCCTTGACCAATCTGGTAACAAACACCGAATTCCAGTCTAGTTCAAATGCGCCTTGATGCAGGTTTTCTGGATCAATGTCCATGCCTACTATGGCCACGTAAGGTTCGCCAGCTTCGGTGGCTAGGTCTTTGGCAGTTTTCTTTGGTGCTGGCTTTGCTGTTGGTTCAGCTGTTTTTTTCTTGGGCTTGATTAAACGATCTAACCATTTCATTTTATTCTCCTAGTTTACACACAGGGATGGGCAGCATTTTGTGCAAGTTTGCTCGACGGATGCGTCTGTAGGTGACCAGCCTAGGATCATCGCTGTCGTCACCGACCATATGGCGTTCCATGGCCCATTCTAAATCCTCATAACTCATGCCCAACTGATCTTCATCAGTGCGTCCATCATCCCACAGTCCATCGGTAGGTGCGGCCGTGATTATGTCTTGTAATATGCCTAGTTCACGACCCATTTGCCACACTTCAGTTTTCAAGCAGTCACCAATTGGACTGATATCTACACCACCGTCGCCGTACTTGGTAAAAAATCCTACACCAAAGTCTTCGACCTTGTTGCCTGTACCTACTACTATACCCGAGTTGGCCTGCGCAAGTTGATACAAGGTCATCATGCGTAGTCTGCTCCTACTGTTAGCATAAGCCAATTCATGGCTGTATACTTTGGTGGCAGTTTCAAACTGTTCAAAGGTGGGCGTGAGATCAATGGTGATGTGATCTACCAGCTCAAAATTGGTCTTTAACCATTGCCCATGACGTAAACTAAGATCGTGAGTGTGTTGGCTTTGACGAATAGGCATGCTGACAGCCATGGTATAAAGACCTGTTCGAGCACACAAGGTGGACACCACAGCCGAATCAATACCGCCACTGATGCCAACTACTAGAGCACTGATATTGTGTTTTGTGGCATAATCTTTAATCCATTTGGTTATCTTGTCATGCATCTGTTTTACCCCATTTTATTTTTAACCAAATCCGTTCATGGATGTAATAGTCTATGCTTAACAAAACATGTAGAGCAGTAGCAAAGCCGGTACTCTTGGCAATGTCTCCGGTAAACAACCATGTCCAAAAAATCGTAAACAGCCAGGCTGTCAAGCGATAGGTTACCATTCTAGTCAATGTTCGAGCACGAGTTTCATTCATTAGTTTTATGTTCCCCAGGCATTGCGCCAGATATCAACCTGCAGTCTAGGACTGTATCTATAACCTCGCTCCATGGCAAAGCGAGCAACGTCTTGCGTGTTGAGATTATACACCTGAGGCACACCACCCACTGGCATCAGGTAAACAGGACCGCCAAATCCGGCTTCTCTATACATGCTGACTGCACGATCGGCGTCACGTACATCTTGCTTGGTAGCTACTACAAATTTGAGATAGGTCATGCCTATCATCTCGTAGCTTTTTACCGTCTTGGGCAGTATAGCACGATCCCAAGACTCCCCTGAACATGGCAGTTTAGGACTCACGCTGAAAGTCAGTTTGTCATAGTCCCTACCATGTCTAGTAAATTCTTCAAATAGATATTCATGTACTTCAGGGTACAATTCTTGAGTGCCATTGGTTTCAAAGGTTAGATTGCGTAAGCCGTTGGCACGACAACGTTCAATCATGTCAGGATACAATTGCTGATACGCCAACAACGGCTCACCACCAGTAATGACCAAGTGTATGTCATCATGAGCATCATAACTCCATTGGTTGCCGGGTATGATTTCGTGCATACGATCCACAATCTCTGGCACTGTGTGCTGTAGATTGTATTTCTTAAATTCAGGATAGATACTAGCGTAGGTATCGCAGCCTGTAGTTACCAGTGGCAAGTCCTTGAACTCTTGATATTGATTGGGATTCTGCTCGATCTTTTTAATGATAGCAGTAACTTCAGGATTGTGTCCTTCGATTTCTTCGTCTCGCGGACGGCCAAACTTGCGACAGCGGAAGTTACAGCCAAATGTTCTAAAGAACACGCTAGGTACGCCAGCCCATCGACCTTCGCCTTGTAGACTGTAGAATATTTCTGTGTAGGTAATTTTTTCCATTAGTGACCGTGAATAAATTTGTCTAGTTGTGGTGGTTGCCAGCCGTCAGGTTTGAGTACTTTGCCATCTTCGCGTTTACGAACCTTACCGGTTTCGCTGTCTATCTTAGCCATGTTACTACGCATGACTTCGTTCCAGGCTCCTTCGGCATCAGCGCCAAGGCTGTGAATAGCGCCAATGGTTACTACAAGTATATCAATCAATGCATCAAGATCATCAACCACTGTACCACTGGCTACTAGTTCATTAAATTCTTCTGCGATTAGATTGCAGTATAACTGATATTGTGATTCATTAAAAGTGCCTACGGTTTGATCACAGGCCTGCATAAATTTAGCCTGATCTTGAAAAGGATTGGTCATCGATGCCTCATAAGGTTATACACGTATAATACGCAATATTTAGATCAATGTCAACAGTTACGGTAATTTGAATTTGGCCTTTACGTCGCCGCCAAGAAGGTCTACAAGTTCATGTGTTTCTTGCACGTAGCGTTGGTTAAACTCTGCACTGTGCTTCCAGGGATAGTAGGGCTGGTCTAACAAGCAGCTGGGATCAAACTGCTGTCTAAATGCTTTGCGATCCGGATGATGTCCGGTACGATTGTGTAAGGTAACACTTTGATCGAAAAATACCAGATCGTTGTTCTGTTGATAGTAGTGATCGTAGACCCAATCTTTGACAAACAGCTTACTGTCAATTTCGTCAAACACTCGGCGACTTTGCTCTTCGGTCATGCCTTTGATCAATGCACGAGTGTTCATACTGTAGTGCAGACCTTTGTGTCCACCTGGACTATAGCATACCAATGGAGTTTCTGCATCATCAACTGGGCAGAAAGCAGTTTTGATGTGTATGGCAAATTCTTCGTCGGTATGTTCGTTTTCGTTAACACGACCTACTTCGTAGCGATGTACCAATATCATTTCGTCTAGCTCGCTTTGGAAACTGCTTGTAAAACTATCGTATAGATCAACGGTTTGGATGAAACCAGTGGCAGAACCAACCATATGATCCCAACCTAGTAAACTAACACACGGACTGAAAGTCAGACTCGAACATTCATTGCTGTGCCATTCAATGTCGCCGGTACTGAAATAGCCTAGCATGTGGCCTTCTTCGTCGCGTTTACCGTAGACCCTGGTTAGAAACCTGCCATCTTCGGTGGGTTCAAGTTGATACTGCCTAGCATTCATCCACTTGTGATCTTCTTCACTAAGTCCAGCAGCAGACCATGTCTCAGGTTTTTTAGCATCAAATTGTGCGCCATACTTTTTTTGAAAGTGTGCTCTGGCGTTGCTTTTAATAGGACCCCACTTGGGTACCCAGTCAAGGTACTGTTCTTTGGTAATCTTGATGTCTCTTAGTATGGTGACCAAACCTTCCATGTGAAGCTGTCCAATGGCCATCCATTGTTCTTCGGTAATGTGATCCATGTCTACGCCGTCGACAAAATGACCAAAACTGCCAAAATTACTGATGCGTTTGATTTTCATGTTGTTTTCCTTTGATATCTCGTTTCCAAAACACAGTTCGACTGTGATCAAAAAAAGTGTGTTCTTGTTCTTTGGTGGGGCACTGCCTACAAAAACCAGCAGGTTGTCCTATGTTGGCAAATAGATTATCTAGCTCCTCGTCAGTACACAACCAATTGGCGCCTGGGTGTTCTGCTAACAATGGTTGCCATAGATTATAGTTAGGTCTACCAAATTTATCCAATTCCGTCTGCCTTAATGCCATTGTCATACACTTGTACAGTCTGCCTTGATGTAAGTTTAACACCGGTAGACCATTTTCTAAGCAGGCAGCATAAGCAGCTTGGGCATTGTTGTTATAAGGACGCATTTGATGATGCGGACCATCATAGGTTTTGATGAACAGATTTTTTTGCATGTAAGGACGACCAGATGGCAAGTCTCTGACATCTAGTCTAAATCCATTATTAGTTACCAAACGATTCAATCCATACTCTCGAATTTGAGTCCAGTCAAAACGGCCGAGCAACCAATCTATGGCCTGATCACAGTTATCATCTTTTATATGCCTGCTAATCTTAAGTATACTGTTGCCAACTTGATCTAACAACTCTAAGATGTCATAATGTTTGTGTAGCAGACTACCATTAGTGGTAATCTGTATACGACTATCGGGAAACATCTGCCTAACACCCAAAATCCATTTATCTAGTTCAGGATTAATAAATGGTTCACCTCCTACTAGACCAAAACGTTCAAATTGAATGCGAGATTGCCATTGAGTCAACCACTGTTGTCCTTCCTGCCATGATACGTAGCCTGGCCACGTTTGATCACTGATCGTACAGCAGCCAAGGCAGCTCATATTACAGGTCTGAGTAATCAACACATGCACAAATGGCAATGTATAAAGCTTATTTTTCATTGAGATTTGATGGCTAACCATCCGTGGAGCAGAGACAATTATTTATCTGTAGCTAGAAATGCTCCACCAATGCTCCCAAGGAAACACACACCATTCTGGATTTTCAAACTTGTTGATTTCAAATCCGGCATAATCTACAAACATACGACTGTCTGCGTTGTTGATCAGCACTGCTGATCTGATTGTGTTATGCCATCTGCTTTCCCAAGTGGCCAAGTCGTCAGCACGATATGTCTGCTGCCACAGATCCATAAGGTGTCTTAGGCTAGCACCTGTATCGTTGATATCGTCTACAATCAGTATGTTTCGGCCCTCGTAGGCCATCTTGCTGATTTCTTCATTGGCTTCAACTGTGCCATCGCGCAGTTGTATGGCCTGCGCTCGCATGGGTATGTCAAAATAATGGCTGAGATCAACAGCTGGATGTAAGCCACCCCTCGCTAGCCCTACTATTAGTTCAGGGCGCCAACCAGACTGTTGTATCTGACGGCAGATTTCAAATTGAAAGTCTCTAATTTGTCGTTGAGAGTAGTATATTTTCATATGCCTAATTGTTTTGCTAGATTGGTCATTACGTCGACTCTGGTGTCGGCGTCTCTGCTGCCATGAAAGTGCATGATTTTGACTTGATCAATACCGCACCCATTCCATTGCGAGCAGAATTCTTGATTGAGATTAAAAGCCTGCCATGCCATTGTGGGATCTAACACTTGTTCAACGGTTATGTTCTGTGACCAGAATTGATAGTTATGTATGAGCTGACCCCATCCCCATCCAGCCTCAGCATGATCAAACCAACCTTTCATTTTTTCTTCGCCTAGATTCCATACACGACGGTCCATGTCTGCAGGATAATACCTAATGTCATCATTGAAGTAATGTGCAAATTCTTCATGTGATCTTGGATCGGTATAATTGAACATCATCATTTTGTCGTAACGACCGAACACTTCTACAGGTTTGATAAACAAAGTGTCGGCGCCCATGGCTAGAATATTACAGGGTTCTTTGTACCAGAGTTCTTTGATCACATACCACTGCGCTATCTGATACTGTCTGGCATCTAGCACTGGTGCTGTAAACTTTACTTCTTCCCAGTCGCCCTGCAAAAACTTTCTAGCACTGGCACGACTGATTTCGTACATGGCTTCATAGCGTTTGGCTGTTTCCACAGCTATGCGTTCTTCTTCTTGTGTTTTCCAATAGCCCCAGGTAGTGCTTACAGGTCTAACTGCACCTATTAGATAATTTTTCATAAGGTTCCTTGTTGTGTGCGTCGTACAGCAGCCATTGCCGATCCAATTACTTGATGCATGTCATAGTATCTATATTCGGCCAGGCGACCACCAAATATAACATTTTTACGTGTTTCGGCCAGTTCTTGATAGCGTCTGAACAATTTTTGATTGGTACTGTCGTTGATTGGATAGTAAGCAGTTTGATCTTGAAACCATTCAGCTGGATACTCTCTGGTAATGACAGTGCGTTCAGAACGACTGCGATTGAAGTGTTTGTGTTCAATCACCCTGGTCCAGGCACAGCTGGATTCAGGAAAGTTGATCACTGCATTGCCTTGCAGATTGTCTATGTCTAAAATTTCAGTTTCAAATTTTAGCCCACGATAGGCCAGCGTACCAAAATCATAGTCAAAGTATTCGTCGATACCACCGGTATAGACTACACGTTTGGCCAATGAGTCGAGTTCTGCGCGATTGAATATGTAGTTACAGTTCAGTTTGACTTCTATGCCATCCAGCATTGTTTCCACAAGTTTGGTATAGCCTTCCACAGGTAAACCTTGATAACGATCGTTAAAATAGTTGTCGTCATAGGTGAATCGCAGCGGCAGTCGTTTGATAATGTCGGCAGGCAAATCTCTAGGGTGTCTGTTCCACTGCTTCTGTGTATAGTCCTTGATCAGTAGTTCATATATGTCTCTACCTACCAGGCACAGCGCCTGTTCTTCAAGATTGGCCGGTTCTCGGTCCAGCTTCAAACGTTGACTTTCTATGATAGTTTCGGCTTGTCTGGGTACTACCACGCCCCATATTTCTTTGAAAGTATT